TTATCGGACAACAAGCAGATCTGAAAATCTCGTAGTGTATCGAGGCGACAGCATTTCACGCTTCATCTGCCATTGCTGCTGTATTCCCTGTCCGGCAAAATAGAGCGTACCCTTTCCGTCCTTTGCGTTCAGGTGATCCAGCACTTCCATCAGCTTTTCACTTCCGGCACGCGGAGCACTGTCATCGAACAGGTTTAGCTGGGCAACGCCCTGGCTGAAGAAGTCGCCCAGCATGACACCCGCTTTCTGGTACCGGTGACCGTCCTTCCAGATTTTTTCCAGACACTTTACCGCGGCGTTGATGATGTCTCTGCTGTCCTGCGTTGGCGTGAGCAGCCTTACCGATGCGCTGTTTCCGTAATACGGCTCATTAAGGGCAAACGGAGAGGTCTTAACGAAGGCGGATATAAAACGGCAATACTGGTGCTCGCCGCGAAGCTTCTCAGCACCACGGGCCGCGTAGCTGCAAATAGCCTGCCGCATTTGCTCATAGTCAGTAATGCGTTCGCCAAAAGATCGGCTGCATACAATTTCCTGCTTCACCGGCGCGAACTCTTCCAGATCCAGGCATGGCTCGCCGCGCAGCTCACGGACGGTTCGCTCCAGCACCACATTAAAGTGTTTTCGGATAATCCACGTACTCTGCTCTGAAAGGTCCAGTGCGGTTTTGATGCCCATGGCGTTCAGCTTCTTGCTGATGCGCCGGCCAACGCCCCAGACATCCTCCACAGGAACAAGCGCCAGTAGCCTTCGCTGCCGGTCGACGTTTGAGAGGTCAACCACCCCGCCAGTCTGCCGTTGCCATTTTTTCGCAGCATGGTTAGCCAGCTTCGCCAGCGTCTTGGTCTGGGCTATGCCGACGCCGACTGTAAGATGCGTCCGCTGTAAAACGGTCGCGCGGATCTCTTTCCCAAATTCAGTCAGGTCCCGGCAGTTTCTTACGCCGGTCAGATCGCAAAAGGCTTCGTCTATGCTGTAAATTTCCACGCGCGGGCTCATTTCTTCCAGCGTGGTCATTACCCGGCTGGACATGTCTGCATAGAGCTCGTAGTTGCTGCTGAAGCAAACAACACCAGCGCGCCGGAACAACTCCTTCTGCTTGAAGAACGGCTCACCCATCGCTATCCCGGCAGCCTTTGCTTCTGCGCTACGTGCGATTACGCAACCGTCATTATTCGACAGAACGACAACTGGCCTCCCGCGCAGATCGGGCCTGAATACTGTCTCACAGCTCGCATAAAATGAGTTCACATCGACAAGGGCAAACATCACATCACCGGATTGTCGTCTGTGAACGCCGCAGCGCCATTGATAAAAAAGGTCACCACTCCCATGACATCGACTTCATCCAAAGCATCACCTTCTATGCTTTCACCGTCTTCGGTGATGAGCGCCCCGCCCATAACGACCGCGAACTGTAGCTGTCCGAACGCATGCACCAGCACGCGCGTTCCATTGGCAGGCGCAAGATCAGGCTGAAAAAGCGCATAACCGCCTGACGTTTCAACCAGGCATGAGTAACAGTTAACGCCACATAACTGTTCAAGCCTGTATTGCTGAGCTTTTGCCTCCATAGCCCCTCCCAAAACAACTGTATTTATATACAGTATCGTCAAATATGAGAGTCGATCAAGTTTGACAGTGATGCTAAACTTCAGACCTTTCCGAATTCACTGATTTCTATAATGTTAAAGTTATTCGCCAAGTACACATCAATAGGTGTTATCAACACGCTCATTCATTGGGTGGTGTTCGCCGTTTGCATTTACGCATTCCATACAGGTCAGGCACTTGGCAACTTCGCCGGGTTTGTCGTGGCGGTGTCATTCAGCTTCTTTGCAAACGCCAGGTTCACGTTTAAGTCCTCGACTACCACTCTACGCTACATGCTCTACGTAGGATTCATGGGATCACTTAGCGCAACTGTTGGGTGGTGCGCAGATAAGTCCGGTATGGCTCCCATCGTAACTCTCATTCTCTTCTCCGCCATCAGTCTGGTGTGCGGATTTATCTATTCAAAGTTCATTGTCTTTAGGGATGCGAAATGAAAATTTCTCTGGTCGTTCCGGTCTTCAACGAAGAAGACGCGATACCTATTTTTTATAAAACGGTTCGGGAATTTGAAGGACTTCAGCAGCATGAAGTTGAGATAGTCTTCATCAATGACGGCAGTAAAGACGCGACAGAATCAATTATCAACGCGCTTGCTGTTTCAGATCCGCTTGTGGTCCCTCTGTCATTTTCAAGAAACTTCGGTAAAGAGCCCGCTCTGTTCGCCGGCCTTGACCATGCGACCGGTGAAGCGATTATCCCGATCGACGTAGACTTGCAGGACCCTATCGAAGTCATTCCGCACCTGATTGAGAAGTGGCAGGCCGGGGCTGATATGGTTCTGGCTAAACGCTCTGATCGCTCTACCGATGGTCGACTGAAGCGCAAAACTGCTGAGTGGTTCTATAAGCTGCACAACAAAATCAGTAACCCGCAGATTGAAGAAAACGTTGGCGACTTCCGTCTGATGTCGCGTGATGTTGTGGAAAACATTAAGCTCATGCCAGAGCGCAACCTGTTTATGAAGGGTGTTTTGAGCTGGGTTGGCGGCCGCACTGATGTCGTGGAATATGCACGCGCAGAACGCGTCGCAGGGAGTACGAAATTTAACGGTTGGAAGTTGTGGAATTTGGCACTTGAAGGGATCACCAGCTTCTCTACATTCCCTCTTCGTATGTGGACTTACATCGGCTTGTTCGTGGCTGGTGCAGCTTTCCTCTACGGTGCGTGGATGATTATTGACACGCTTGCATTCGGTAATGCAGTTCGCGGTTATCCATCATTGCTTGTGTCAATACTTTTCCTTGGTGGCATCCAATTAATCGGGATCGGTGTGCTTGGTGAGTACATTGGCAGGATTTATGTGGAAGTGAAAAACAGACCTCGATATATATTAAAAAACAGGGGGGAATGAAATGTTAGAAAAAATAATCACAAAAAAGGAAGCAAAGGTTTTCCTGTTTTTGTTCGTGATTTCTATTATTTACATACTCCCTATTTTGAATGCCGACCGATATTACATAGATGACTTAGGGCGTTCGATATGGGGGTATTCAAAGTGGGGTGTAAATGGCAGGCCATTAGCTGATATTATTATGGCTTCCATTTCCTTTGGGTATCCATTATTAGACATCTCACCACTTCCGCAAATTGCAGGCTTGGCTTTTATTTGCGCTTCTCTTTCTGTTTCATTATGCAAAATTGCGCCAGATTTTGACCAATCGGCAATCATTGCATCGGCATTGTGCTTCATAATAAATCCTTTTATGCTGGAGAATATATCTTACAAGTATGATGCACTTCCTATGTTGCTTAGCGCTTCGATACTTGTAATATCATTCTCGTTTGGAAGGAAGTGGTGGCATTTGCCTGTACCGGCTTTTATGGTCATTTGCTCTCTTTCTCTATATCAGGCAACTCTTACATTATTTGCCTCTATGGCAGTTATTGAGTTTGTTTTTTCAGCACGTAATTTCAGGGATAAAATATTAGAAGCCATGATAAGGGTCTTGCAGTTAATCTCAGGATACCTAGTTTACAGTAACTATATTGGCCCAAATTTCATCCAGGGGTCATACAACATATCTCACTCAGAAACCATTCTTTCACAACCAGACATGGTCAGCAAAGCAATTGAAAACTCAACTGGTTTCGTTGATTTGATTGACGCATACCTCACCGGCATACCCGATTGGATAATGTTTATTACAGCAACCTTGTCTGTTGTTGGATTGGTTTTCTTATTAATAGAATCAGTAAGAAAGGAGTCAGAAAAAAATATATATAAAATAATAGTGACATTCATTATCACTCTGGCGCCGGTTGCTCTAGTTGCGTTCTCATTCGCCCACCTTTCTCTCTTAAAATTTCCGGTTTACGCCCCGAGGGTGATGATATCATTTGGCGGTGTTATGCTTATTGTCGGTCTATTGTGCTGTAAGAGCATGATAGGAAGGATAGGTCTGCTGCCATTATTTGTTTTTTCTTTTGTGTTTTGCATTGCTTACGGCAACACTATGAAATCACAAAAGGAATTTGATGGGTACATCTCTGCGGAAATAAGCTCTGTTATCAACAAGCAAAATAATGACTATAAATTCATTTCAATTGCAGGAAAGATGCCAGCCTCTGAGCAATATAGGCTTGCTGTAAGTAAATTCCCTTTAATGAAAGAATTAGTACCAATCTATATGGACAATGGGTGGGGTTGGGGTTCTGCTCTGCTAGCACATTACGGCGCGGATTATAAATTCAAGCAAATTAATCAGGAGATAAAATCAGGCGTTTGTAAAAAAACACCTGCATTTGAATCAACAAAATACGATATTTATGATCTTGATGACACAATTATTGTAATGTTTAAGGGATTTAAGTGCTAATAAAATGGCCGCAATCGCGGCCATTACTTTTACATCCTTTGTATTTTCCATCTTCGTGTTACGGTTGAAATACCACCTTCTACGTAGCATCCATCAATAACATATAATGAATTACAATTAACTGTTGATGAGTGTGAAATGGTGTAAACGATAGCATCAGTAGTACTATCGTAGCCATTGCTTACGACTGCTACCCCTCCAGTTCCCGACGGCATGCCAGTGGTTCCGTTCTCAAAAATTCTTGATCTTAACGTGCCTGAACCGCTTGCAGTGGCCTCAGGTAATGATATAAATATCTCCCATGCCTCATTGTACATATCGAAGTTAGTAACAGAGCTCTTAGAGGATATCTTTAAAGTTAGTTTCATCATCCTTGGAGACGAAGTACCAGATGGAACATAAACCTTAAAAACATCTACAGCTGCTGTTGAGCTATGCAGTTTAGTATTAACGAGAGTTGGCATCAGGGAGTTCCAATCCCTTATCTCTTGCTGTCTCGGATTCAAATAAATTGCACCAGAGTTTATCGCAGCACCATCCCAAATTCCTGTCCTTCCAAAATCTGGTGAATCAGAGAAAAAGAGATACTGGTTATATCTAGAAAACCATATTTTTGCGTTATTAGAATTCAAAGCAACATTTGGCGAGTTTGAAAACCCGCCGTTAATATAGACTGTAATACTTTTCCCAAAACTACCAACTGTTGAGCCAAGGCGGAACATGCAGTCGTTCATGGTGACATTTTGAGCAATTGATTGTCCCTCAATTACGTATGCTCCTCCAGCAGATCCTATATCACCCTCTAAATAACAAGTATTTAGAGTGAAGGTATTGACTGATGCAGTGGTGAAAAATTTTATTCTCGGGCCACCTTTGGTTTCAAAGGAACATTCATTCCATGCTAGAACCTGAGTTGGGCAATAAACTGCAACGCCATTTGCCTGAGGTTCTCCAAGCCAAATGTTACTGAAATCAATATTATTAACTTCTTCCGTTGGGTGATTGAAACCAAGTCGAATGTGAGCCCCTGTAAGCACAACAGAAGAAGAGCTTCGTCTAAACCTAATATTCCTATATACCGAGTACCAGCATTTATCGATATCCAGTCCGACGTGGAAGTCTTCAAGGATGCAGTTCAGTACACCGCCATTATCAGAGTTGTAGTAACTAGATATTCCCTTCATTTCTGAGTTATCTTTGTTGCCCTTAAGCACAATTGTATCAACTCTGGAACGGAATCCGGTCAGGGTGATCAGGTAGCCTGTGTTTGTGTTGGCAGAAGCATCGATGGTTGTGAAAAGATCTTCACCAATTAGAGATGTCCCGTTAGGCAGGACAATACCTGTACCTTTGTAAATATAGGTTCCGTGAGGGAAGTACAGGCGACGGAAATTAGTGATAAAACTTGTCCCGGCAAGTGACGAGCAGGCAGCATTGATTGCCGCTGTATCATCTGTCACGCCATCTCCCTTTGCGCCCCAGTCTTTAACGTTAACGTAGTCAGCATTCAGATTGTGCTGTGTTCTCGCAACGCTGCCAGGCAGTGGCTGCTTTACCGTGATCAGAGCATCACCGTTACCATCGGCCCCACTAGCCAACATCGACCGTAGCGCTGCGTCTCCGACGCTGACCCAGGCACCAACGCCCGTGCCGCCAGATGATGATGGGGTGGACCCTGAAGGGACCATTTTAGGCAACGCCCCATCCCAGCGGTAATATTCTCCATCAGTTTCATCTTTCAGGATCTGGTTTGGCAGCGTTAACGTAGCGCCATCCTGGAATGTCCCTACCGGAATCCATCCATACTGCGCAATAGCCTGCTGTGCCAGCCAGCGAAGGCCTTCAATGGTGTAATGCTCATTCCCGAACCGGTCAACATAAGTGTTTACCAGCGAGGTGACGAACTCGTCAATTTTCCCCGCGTTATATTTAAGGTCGCGATAGGATTCGCTTGGAACAGGCAGGTTTGTTGGTGTCGTAGCCATATTGATTCCATAAAAAACCCGGCACGGTGGCCGGGTATGGTTGATCAGGGACGGTTCTTATTGGTAGATGGCGTCGCTGTATTCCGCGACGGTCAGAGATACCGTGTTATCTGTGTTCGGTTTGATGCTGTTGACCGTCCATAGCTGACTGTCCAGTTCCTCCACGGTCGCTATGAGATAGCGTGACGGGAGCTGCACAGTGTCTCCGTTCCATATGTTGAGCTGAATGTTAGGGATAGCCGCGGTGAATCCGTACTTCGTGTCGCTGCGGGCGGTGGCCGGATAGCGCAGCGTCGGGTTACCCATGCTGTCGGTGACAAGCACATACATATCCCCAGTAAATGTGATCGGCTCGCTGGTATCGAAGTTATTCCCGGCGCGGCCGGTGATGTAACCCTGCTGCTGGTTGCTGTCGTAGATGTCCGGCATCTGGATGACGCTGCCGACCTGGATAATGCCGTCCTCAAACACTTTGGCGTTCATCTTCACGCGCGAGTAGATCAGGCGTTTGGTTTCGCGTAATGCGCGCTCCCGGGCCTGATACTCGTTACGGAAGCCGACTATCTCCAGCTTGTTTGGGTTTTCCGCTTCCTGCTCAACGATGGCGCCGTTCAGCACGCGGTAGTTGATGTACGTCTTGTTGTTCGTAGTGGGATGAACGTAGGAAACCTGCACGCCGTCATAACCACCTGGCAGAGTGGCCTCGTACGTCATTTTGTACTCGTCCGTCTTCATGTTGGCCCGGTTGAATACGGCCGCCGGGTAATCAACTTTCTGATCTCGGGTGAATGTCAGCACGCCGTCGTCCCAGTACGCCACAACAGACGCCGCATTGCAGATCGCCTGCACACGGTCGCCCAGCGAGTCGTTCTCGTCATCAAACGTGTAGTCGAAGTAACCCAGGCGCTCGTCAGGCAGACTTTCCGCTATTGAATACAGACCATACAGGTCAATGCTACTTACCGGCTGCTCGCCCATAATCAGCCAGGTGTGCGCAACCGCATCAGCGAACGAGCGCGACGGACGCAGTGTGTAATCCACTGCCTGCGTGTCCAGGTCGTAAGTGATGGTGTGGCGCGTCACGAGCGCGTTATATTTGCGCTCACGGCTGCCCAGAGCGTTCTCTGTCGCCCTCACCTTCACCCGCACCAGCGTGTCGGTCGGGTGGACGACATTCGTACGGATGTTGATGCTGTGGATCTCTTCGACCTTCAGCAGTGACGCATCGCCGGAGTTATCCGTGCGCTGGAAGCTGACCGCGTATTTCCCGAAGCCTCCGGTCGGAGTGATCTTGTCGGTTCGGTAAAATACTTCGCTGGTCGACTGGTGCGGCGTCGTCTGCCGATACGTGAATGTCTGCTGCGTACCCGGAACCTGGTTGTAGTCGTCGTCGATTTTCCAGATGACAACCTTCCAGTTGGTCTCTTTCTTCCCGCCGAGGCTTGACTGTGTATGCAGCCACAACTGAGTTGACTCAACTGGAGAGAAGAACGGCCCAACGACCAGCGCCTCGTTATCGTTCAGGATGAACTTCGTAGTGTTGATCGTGGCGTTAGCCGGAATGTCCTGCGGCCCCTCCAGCTGGTTCATCGTAAACGTGTACCAGCGCACCGGGTTAACAACCGCGCCGTCGTTTGTTTCAACAGCGGAGATCAGCGTTCCGGAGAATGTCGCATCGGTAGTCACGTTGCCGGAGGCCGTGCTGTACGTCACATTGATGGTGAAGGTCACCGCGTGCGGCAGCACCAGCCCCATGAAATAGTCGAACTCGGCTTGTTTCACGATTTTCATCGCTATCTGGCCGCCGGAATACGTTCCGCTGACCACTGTGTTTGCCGTTGCTGTTTCAATCGGGAAATCGCTGGCTTCGTTCTGCCCGGGCACCTCCTGCCCGTCAACGTCATCGAATCCGTACCCCTCTACGATCTGCGGTATAACTTCTCCTGGCTGGAAGAACTGGAATTCGGCACCGGCCAGAGAGCCCAGGCTGGATTCTGAGTAGCGCACGGACTCGTAGTCGTACTTGCCAATCCCGATGCACATCCACTCTGTAACGTACTTCAGGCCGCCGTCGGTGGACGTCTGGTGCACGTATTCGAACACCGACTCCTGAATCAGATCCGGGAACGAACGAATCTGCCCGTAAATGTCCGGCTTAGCCTTGTAAACGCGCGCAGTGTTTGTCTGACCGGTCAGGCTATTGTTCGGTGAGTCGACGGTATTACCGCCATTGTTCGCGATTGCCGGCTTCGGCGCCAGGAACGAAAACACTTGACCAACGACTTTAAAAATCGGGCTCAGGATGTCGCCAACAATGCCCTTTGGCTGGTCGAATATCTGGATGTGGTCCAGCTCACTCAGTTCAAACGCCAGCTCATCATCGTCGCCCAGCTTTACGCCGTTGCGGACGATCAGCAGATCGCGGTGAAAGGTAGCGTCATTGGCCGCCAGCCAGTCATAAAAAAGGGTGCCGTTTGGCACCCTGCAACGCAGCTTAGGCGTTCCTGGAAAATTCGATATCTCAACCAGCGCCATATTCAAAAAACTCCACTTTGGTGAATGCCCGCTGAATGACCAGCAACGAGTCCATGCGCACGCTTCCGTTCTCTCCACGCGAGTGCAGCGCCATCCGGTTCAGCACCAGGCCAACGTGCGCCGGTTGCGCGCCGCGGTATCCGACGAGTATCCCGCCATCGACAGGTTTATCGACCTGGCGCCAGAAAACGACGTCACCCTCATAGCAGGTGAAGAAGTCGGCCCCGGCTTCGTAGTCCGGCGTCTGATGCAGCTCAATGCCGAGAACGTGCCGGTAATAGAGCACCACCAGCCCCCAACAATCCACCTTTTCGAACGAACACGCCCGGTTAGCCCACGGCACGCCGATCATCCTGCTGATAAAATCAGAGGTACTGAAGTCCCGTGTACTCGACTGGATCATAAAGGCGACCAATATTGTTATTCAGAGGGTTGGTGACGGAGAGCGTGACCGATGCGGCGTCGGCATCGACATCCACCGTTTTGACGTATAACTGCCACGACTTAATCGGCACCGACACATCGCCGCTGTCGAAGATCTGCCGCGTGGCCGTGATGGCTGTTAGCCGGGCCGCGCCCTTCCACTGCTTCATCAGCGCTTTGATGTCCGACGACAGCCGTCCTAACTTCACCGTCGCGTCGATCACCGGCGTACCGCTCTGCTGACTCTCTTCGATTTCAAAGCGCGCTGGCGTGAACGTCTGGCCGCCAAGCGTCTTCGGGAAGAACTGCTTATCGACCAGGCGGACATAGCCAAATGATGGATGGTAGAACGTGATTGTGTCGTACAGTCCGCGCGTCGGGCGTTGCTGCTTGTACTCCCTGAAGCTCGGCATTACGGAACCCTCGGTAGTGATTCTGGGTCGCGCCCGTCCGGATAGCCAGTTACCACGATATCCAGCACTGAAGGCCATGGCGGCGGCAACTCAACAATCACGTCGTCGAATTCGTCGTCGGCATTGTAGAGGTGGTTAGCGATTACCGTTCCCGTCCAGGTCACCACTCCGCCGTCGATACTGGTTTGCACCGGCATCTGGGTGAAATGAAGCTCCTGGAGTTGCAGGCCACTACCACCCAGATTGATATTCATCCGGAACCAGTTCAGGCCCCGGTTGAGATAGTTTGGGCTGCGTAGCCACTGCTGGAATGCTCGTTCCTCAGCCAGAGTGAAGATCCACGTCAGTGACCAGGTCACTTTCAGGTCGTCGGTTTGATTCTCGAAGATAGCCGGGCCGACCGCTGGCTGATCGGTCTGGAACCCGGTATCGAGAGTCATATTTTTGCTGGCCTTCTGCGCTAGCGGCAGCCAGTCGGGATAGTCGATAATTGGCATCAGCCCTGCCCCCTTGGCGTGCGTTTAACATTGAAGTTACTGGTTATACCGCTGCTGATTGGCCCGCCGTTGTTCAGGTCTGCAACAATGACATCAACGGTAAGCCCACCATTTGCATCAGTGCCAGCCTGTGCATCAACGGACGATGACGTGTAGTTCTGGATGTTGATAACTACCCCTCCGCCGCCAGCAGTCATCTCCTTGTTGCTGATCACCCTGCCATTGTCGCCCGGTATCATGTACTGCTTACCGGTACTGGCCTGGTAGATCTCCGGCATGCCGCCTTCGCCGACCTGATACATTCCACCAGCCGAGACAGGCCCGCCGTTTTTACGTTTTCCTGACAGTGCCAGGATGCCAGCCATAGCACCGATACCGATCGCTACCGCGCCACCGAATGATGCGATGGATGACATGATGGCCGCCGGAGTCCATGCTGCCGTTGTGGCCGCCGCCGCCGCAGTAGATGTCGCCGTCGTGGTTGCGATGCCAGCCGCCTGTGCCGTGGTGGATGCCGCAACCGCCGCGGTAGTGGCCGTCTGTCCCATAATGGCCGACTTAACCCACTCAATGCCCATCTGAACGAACGAGTTAACCACGCTGTTCAGCACGGTCATGCCGATGCTACGCATTGCGTCGCTGGCTGACATGCTGCCTGTGACGATACCGGTCAGAGCATTGCTGGCCACCGAACCAAGGGAGTCGAAAGCCGCCGCTGCTGCCTGGGTGGCCGCGTTCTGTTGCGCCCATTCTTCCCACATTGCAGCGTTACGCTGATCCCTATACTGCTGCTCAATAGCCGCGCGCGCGGCCTCGGCCTCTCCGATTTTTTGCGGATAAAGCTGGGCGTATTGTTGGATATCAGCGATGTCTTTCTGGTACTGGCTATCCAGCCCGGCTGTTTTGCTGGTTTTACCCTGGATGGTACTGAACTTATTGGCTGCCTCTGTGCGCTCCCGTTCAGCCTTGGCCTGCTCACGCAATGCGTTGGCATTGTCCCAGGCTTTTCCTGCCAGTTGCCCGGCAAGAATGAGCTGCTCCTGAGTGGCGGTGTTACCGAGAGACTGTTGCGCATTAAGCACGGCCTGCGCTCTCGACAGTTCACCGACACTGCCAGCTGACAGCTCGGCCTTCTGCCTCAGTTCATCAAGCTTTTGATTAACAGATTCTTGAGCTTTGGCGTATTGCTCAGCTTCTTTCTGTGCCGCAGACTTTCCGCCTTTCGCTTTGCTGCCAGTAGCTGAGGCGGTCGTTTTAATCTCGATCGGCTTTGTGTTAGCCGCGGTCTGCGATGCTTTGGAAACAGCGGCCAGGTCGCCAACCAGCATGGCGGCTTTATTACTCAGCCCGGCCAGCGCTTTGTTTTGCGCCTCCCAGCCATCAAGACCAAGCCATGACCAGGTGCGCGCCCGGCGCGTGAACATTTCGGCTGTGCTGTTCAGATCCGATATCTGAGCATCTGCCGACGCCGCTTTACCCACCAGCCGGTCGAGTGCAGCAGACATTGAATCGATAACCGCAACCAGCCCTGTGCTTGCTCCAGTCGCCTGGTTAACAGAGTCAATCATCGACAGGAATGAGTTTGTCAGCGCGGTATTAGCCTGTGAAAGCGTGCGCGGGAGTTTCTCGAACTCTGCATTCACTGAGCCGGTTTGCTTCTGAATGGCGTTAAGAGCATCTTCTGCCGTCAGCTTCCCGTCCAGCATCAGCTGGCGAAGTTCTCCAATGCTTACACCCATCCCGGCGGCAATCTGCCGCGCCAGTTCAGGCATTTGCTCAAGGATGGAGTTGAACTCCTCGGCCCGGACAGTGCCGGAGGAAATTGATTGACCGAACTGACGAAGAGCATTCGCCATTTCTTCTGCCGAGGATCCGCCAATGCGACCTATTTTCTGAAGTGTTTCGGTGAGCTGGATGACCTGGCCGCTCGTCGCACCGGTATCGCGCAACGCCGTGCTGAGAGTCTCCCACAGCTTTGCTGTATCCTGTAGCGAACCACCCGTTGCCGAACTGATGCGCATCAGATTCTGCATAGTCTGCGAGGCTGTCGCTGCGCTACCAGTAAGCCTCTCTATACGAGCGTTGAGCTGGCTCATGTTGTCAGCAGCAACGAGGAATGCACGTCCCCAGTCAACAACTATCGATGCAGCTATGGCCCCGGCAACTTTGTTTATACTGGTCTGGAGTTGGTCAAACTTACTGGCCGCTTTTGACGCTCCGCCACTCATCCTCTCAAGGCGCTCATTTACTTTGCGCTGGGCCTCAATCAGATTCGCAACATCCATCTGCACCTGATAGACGATATTGCCTACTTGTTCCTCACCAGCCATTGATATTTCTCCTGTGGATTATCCCACGCAATAGCCGGGAGTTATTTCTTCGCTGCGGCCCTTCTTGCCGCCTGTTTGGCCAGAAAATCATCAGCAACTGCGCTGTATTCTTCTTTGGTTAGGCCTTTCTGGTCCGGATATTTCTCTGACAGCAACGCCTGAAATTCAGTCATGGTCAAACAACGCGCTTCATCCAGGCTTATGCTGAAGTGGATCCTTGCTGCGTTGATGTATTCAATGGCGTTAAATTCTGTAGTACCGCCTGATGATTCATGGCGCTGGAGTTTTCGCGTCTTCGCTTTCCCTGTTACGCCATGCTGTAATAGATGCTGAGCAAAGATGACAATATCTGACTGAGGCATGAGGCCTGGCGAATAAGAAAGCTTTCCTTCAACCTCATCCCATTGTCCAACAATAGGCGTTAAATCTTCATCTGAGCACGCCTGTAAAACATCCATGGCTTTTGCTAGCAGGCGATCTGAAACCCTGCGCATCGCTGGCCCCATCCAGTCAGGTAAACCGCCAAAAGCATCTGCACAGACAGAGATTAATTTTTCCGCCTCGCGACCATGGATATCAGCGTATATCTCAACAATTTCATGCGGCTCACCGATTCTTGTCATTGCCTCGAAAGACGGTCGTAACAAGTAATCTTTTCCGCCTTCACGGCTGTCACTTATGCCTATCTCGCCAATTTCTCTCAAAGCGGTCATGGTATTTCCTGATCAACGGTCATTATCAAGGCTGCCTGTCGACAGCCTTTGTAATGTTCGCTATGCGGTAACAGTGAGAACGCAGGTAGTTGAGGTGATTTTATTTCCGTCGCTATCTGTGACTTCACAGCGATAGCTACCACTCGATGCGGTTGTAACACCAAGAAGCAAGAGCGTGGCTGTTGCCGCCGTAGGGTTTGCAGTTGAGTCGATCTGAGTACTGCCAAGGAACCATTTGTAGCTGTATGTAGGGCGACCGCCTGTTACGTCAACATCAAGAACGACGTCGTTGTCTGCATCGGCAGATTTAGTCGCTGGCAAATCTTTGGAGAATGCCAAAGGCGTTGAAGGTGTAGCGTCCGTATTAACAACCTGAACAGTAGTGCCATCAGATACTTTGAACTCAACGGTAAACGTGATGATGTCGTTACTTCCGCCATCTGCTGGCGTAAGGTTAGAAATAACCATATAGCCCGAGAACTCGATTGGACCGATAGCGATACGCGCCCACAGCGTCGGCTGGCGCTTGGCATTGATCTCGTCAGTGAAGTACTTCACCAGATTTCCATAACCGAACTGGTCAAGTTTGTCGTGTTTCCGCACTTCACCATCAAAACTGATTGTCGCGTCAGCATTTGTGATGATGTTTTCTACCCATCCCGCAGTATCGTCTGCATCAGAGGTGACCGAGTTTGGAGCGAAATCCAGCCCCTTACTGGTTCCCGCACCGAGAGACTTCCAGTCGTCTTCTGTAGGCCGGGCATCTGGGCAACCATAGGCCAGCTCCAGCACTGTTGCCGAGCCGAACACCCTTTCGTTGGAGTTTTGGCAATTAGCCATCTTTGACCTCTTTTATGTATAAAAAAAGGCCGCCAGATGGCGACCTTGTGTTGATGATTTTTCTTCAGTCCCCGAAAGTGCAGGCAAACTGTAATCTCAGGACAATCCTCCCCTCCTCCGTCGTCACCGGAGTTGGGTAAGCGCCCATGTTTTCGATCTTACCCACGCATTCGTCTGCGTGAGGATTTGCCTGAACGTAATCAAGGATTGACTGAGCTGCCGTTGCCGCCGCCTGGTTTTTGTCCTTTGCGCCAATCACATCGACCAGGACATAGTTATCGTTCCCGAGGTCATTTCTGATGGGGGTTCCGCCATTTGGTCTGAACACCATAATCGCTTTCGAAAGGTCATTCGGGTCATTGAAATTAAGAAGCTGAACCAGGAAACCGTTAGTAAGCCCGGCATCGCCAAACATGTTCCTGACTCGCTGATACATAGGAGGATTCATAGAGACATTTCCTTGGCGATCACAGCATCAATCTGTCGCTGCGTGTCTTCAAACCCTTTGGTTAAAAACTCCTTCCTGGCCGTCGCACGGCGGAATTTCTGCGGCACGCTTGGATCATGGACGTATGCAGCATAGTTAGCTGAATAGCCAACCCGGCCTGTCACGCGATTGCCATTTACAGTAATCTCGCGGAACTGGCTATTTATGAGGGTTGATGTATCGATCGGGGTATAGAGCGCCGCCTGAGATCCGCCGATAATCAAAGCTGATTGCATGGCTCTGACGACCTTTCTCCCCTGAATATCACCAACCAGAGCATTAAGGTTTTTCTTCGCCTGGCTGATGCCCTTCACTTTGATGCCCATGGCTACACTCCCGTAATTATCGCCCAGTCATCTTCCAGACCGTCGAGAGTGTCGTTCCAGCGCGTCACGTGACGGACCTCATCAGCACCTGCTACGACCGGATCCGGCTCAGCGCTCACACCAATCATGATGTAGTCGCCCTCATCGGCCAGTGCGTATGCCGTGAAAAAGGTGTTCTTAACGACCACTTCTTTACCGATTGAGCCGAGCTTTGCCGACAAGCCGCCGATGTAGTCGCACATGATGGTTTCAGGCGATTCATATGGGTCGACAGGATCGCCCCACTCGTCATTACCGCCCGCTCCCTTGCGCCATATCGTGCATGGCTTGTTGTATGACCATGAAGCAGTAGACGACATCAGCCCTCCTTCCAGCGCAGCACCTTCGCGCCGGTCGCCCGGATGCGCGGGCAGTTGATGAACCACTCCCCGTCCGATTTGACGTAGCCGGTAGTCTCCCGCCCGGTGTCGGTCATCACCCAGACGCGGGTGAACGCGCGCGGCAGGCCGTGCTTAACTGATTTGTACGTCATGACTCAGCACCTACCACTGTGAAACCGGTAAGTTGTCCGGTATCGTCATAGACGGCTGCTGCGTAACCAGTTCCGGGCTTGGCCATGGCATTCACGAAACCGACCAGACCCATGGTAATTACGCCATCGCGAGACTGAGAGCAGACGAATGGAATATCGCCTCCGAGGAATGCGTCGTTGCATACCACTCGATGATTGACCAGGTCAGCAGCCACAGGGTCCGTCGTGAATAACTGGTTGAGCAGATCGGCTATTTTTCGTGCTTCCAACATGTTATTTACTCCCATTGCACATGCAGCCGCCCTTCCCGATCCAGATACCAGCAAATGCCGGAGTGGCGGTAGGGTCGGCAGGAATTAGCGAGGTGGCGCAGCCGTACTTATCCAGCCCGCGCAACAGGTTAACCGAGGCCTTCCAGCGATCGGTGAATGACTGGTATCGGAACGAGCGAGACGCCCCGCTTGGAGCCGTCTGGCTGGAGATGTATTTATCCCCCTGCCCGAGCCCCATAAGCGCCAGCAGATAGAGCTGAATCAGCAGCGCGGTCGATGCAGGATAATGCGCATCAAGACACTCCTGAATACTGTTGGCCTGGTCGACGAGAGCCTGAAGAACAAAATCGGGAATGGTAATTCCCTGGCTCTCCAGATACTCCTTCGCCTGTTCGAGAGTTACCATTATCGACTCCGTGAAATACCCCGCCGGAGCGGGGCATAAAAAAACCGCCTTAGCGGCGGCTGTTATTCAGCAGGGAAAAGCTTTTCGAGTTCGCCATCCGGCAACAGCTCACTGAGCTTTTCAGCGCCCAGGGTGCCTTTGAACTCAATACCCAGCTCAGTAAGGCGCTCCTGAATGATCTCTTTGCGAGATTTTTCACTGGTACCGGCATCAGGTGTTGCAGGTTTCAGCTCGCCACCAGCCTCGCCTTTCATCAGCCGAACGTTAGACTTCAACGCCGGGTGCAGTTCTTTCAACTCCACCACGTCGCCAACCTTCACGCCGAACCATGGGCGCACAACTTCGTATTTAGCCATGCTGTTTCCTTACGCCAGGTTAGCGCCGTAGACAACGCCGGACATGCCCTGATCGTCTGCGGTAATTTGCAGACCTTCAGCAGACATAATCTGGAAGTTGTAGTTAACGTTAGGCAGTGGACGCGGCAGCGGAACAACGCCTACAGCCATACCCACCAGTGGAGAGATCACGTCACGGCGACGAACGTACGCGATAAACTCGTTACCGGTCAGCGCGAAGCTCATGCGGATTTCCTTCACCGGCGCGAACGGCATAACCGCCTGCAATACAGTGCCGCTTACAACGCCATTCACCACGTACGGCTGCGCCAGGTTTGCCCAGATTTCCGGGGAAACCCACATTACATCGTATGCGGCGACTTTGTTCGTGCGGGCGGTAGTACCGAATGCGCCTTTACCGAAGAACGCAAAGAGCGCGGTCATGTCGGCAGTAGTAAGGTCGATATTCGCGCCACCAGCACCGGAACCGAGGTTAATCTTCTTGGTGTTTCGGTGGTTCTTAATGCCCTGCGCCGGGTAGGACTGAACCTGAATTTTTGAATCGCCATTCAGGTAGTAGTTGACGCGCTTCTGGTTGAACTTACGCATCTTAGCCATCTGCGAGTCCAGCACCAGATCAATGCCTACAGAGTTAAGGCCAGCAACATGACGCCAGTTAACACCGTAACCAGCAGTGAATACCGGAATCGGGTCGCCGTCGCTCGCGTAGTCAGTGTGGTCGAAGGAGAACGGCGCCTGGCCATCGATGCTGACTGACACGTCATCAGCGATATCGCCTACCACGTTATACAGCTTGGCGGTTTTACCGACCGGCAGCACCGTCTGAACGCCGATCAGGTCGTTCACGATTTCCATGCCAACTTCCTGATCCCGCAGTTGCAGCACCTGGTTATCAATCTCAGCCCAGAAGTCACGGGAGAAACCGCCAACGGCGTTACAGGCCAGCATGTCAGCCGTCATGATTGCGCGGTTAGCCGCAATGATGGAATCGTTCTGTAGGTTCCACATGTCGCGGTTTGCCCACAGCTCATTCCAGTGCCCGCCAAGGCGGGAGTTAGTCGCCAGCGTCTCTTTTGAGAAGTACATATGTTTTTGTCCTTTTGTTACGCGCCAGCTGCGGCGGCAGTGCCAACGCGCATGCGCACGCGGATGAAGTCGGTGGTGCTGGCCGCGATGGTGTATTCATCCTGGCTGTATCCGATCACTGAATCAGTGTCATCGGTTGCCAGGGTAAACTGACCGGCAGTGCCCAGCTTGATCGGGCTGTCTTTTTTATACGCACCAGGCAGGCAGCGCAGCGCCAGCTCACGACCTTCTTCGACGTAGTTACCTACTGCCGAATCGCCGGCAGGGATTTCTTCGGTGATTGTCAGGCCCTGGTGATAACCGACATCGATGATGTACAGGCGTCCGGTTAGCGCAGTAGCCTGAGCGAATTCATCGGATGAGTTGATGGTTGCGGCGGTACCCGGAAGTAGCGCTGCGGCCGTAGTGCGGGTTTCGGTCTTGTACAGAGACTGACCGTCGATATTAACGCGACGATAACGTGGCATTATTCCGGCTCCTTACTTGAAGTGTTCGTCTGCGGCAGGTGCGCCGGTTTCTTTGTGCTGTTGAGCATTGTTGGTGCCCAGCGGAGCAGCTTCGCCCAGCGACTTGAACATTGCGTCCAGGGCATCGCCAGAAAGCGCGTTGGCCACGATGTCGCCATGGACCTTAGCAACCGCATCACGCTTGGCTTTCTCTTCAGCGCGTGAATTGGCGGTCAGGGTGTCAGCGAGTTGCTTCTGGTTGGCCTGTAGCGCATCAACCTTTTCCGCGAGAGGCTTGATAGCCGCTTCAGTATTGGTCGCAACAGCCTGGCCGATCATGCTGCCGATTTGTTCCAGTTCTTCTTTGGTTAAAGGCATGTCGCCCTCCGTTTTGTGGTTTGGTGCAGGCTGTTCCTGCGGTGTGAATAGAGCTTTGAATTTGTTAGCGACGACTGCCACCCACGACTCCTGGCGCGCTACTGCGGTGCCGGTGTCGTCGAAGGCGATAACGCCGCCCTCAGACTTGTAGCCAAACACCTCAGCGGTTCCGCCGTTACGGATGATTACAGCTTGCGAGTCAGTGAAATCAGCAACCCATGCGTATTCATCCGCCCCCGCCGCAAACTTCGCTTTGGCTGCGCGATCGAGACGCTGCTCGCGCTCACGGTAGGATTCACCCACCAGTGCGCCAGAGTTAGCCTTAAGCGGCTGAGCCAGATCGGCATTAACCATCAGGCCTACTCCTTGCTCAGGGGTGGCCGCTCCGACTTCGTGCAGCAGGATCGCGTCATGGTCCATGCTGTGAATCTTCGCCACCCACTCGGCGCCCGTAGCTCTCTGTTGTTCGTTAGGTTCAAGCTGGTCGAGGAATGCGGCAACACTGGTATGAATCGGCGGCACGTCTTCACCGCGCTCAATGGCAGCGACACGTTCAAGCAGTTCCCTGCCACCTTCCGACTCGCTAGCGCGGGCAACATCTACCCACTTTTCTAGGTAGATGCGATTACCGGACTTCTTAACGTTGCGGTTCCACGCGCCGATATGGCCTGCGTTAATCCCCTCAGGCGAGAAAGCAGACACAAACTGACCGTTAACCTGAGGATGCCCAAGCGGTGCCAGGGTGCCTTCCAGTCCCTTATAGTGGGCGTCGATTTGTTCTTGCGTGTACAGCCCGCCATTCATGACGACGTTCGCCGGAAGCGTGTAACTCGGCAGTACCAGATGCTCACGCCCGTTGTATGTTTCGCGCCGGATAGACTGACTATTCACCTTCGTGGTGATGTTGACCTGCATAGGCATAGTTATTTCTCCGCCCAGGCGTAACCGCGCGCCTGCATCGATTTATATTCCTGTTTGAGTTTCTTGATGGTGTCCGGGTATTCCGGCTTACCGTCCGCATCCACCAGCACCGACTGCTGGCTGCATTTGCAGTTGATGGAGTTGCCATCCTTGCTGTACCAGTCACGGACCTCTTCATTGGTGTAGAGGTGGGCGTGACGCACTGCGTGGGTATGCCGCGTTGTCGGTGAAAGCGCCGAGATGTGAACCAGAAGCGTTTTAAGGCCGTAAAGGTCATTCGCCTCCTGGTCTTCATCCCACTTAGCCCGGCGCAGCGCGGTAGTCACTTCGGTGCGTGCTATCCGGTTTGCTCTGCGCCTCTCGATGCCGGTCTGGTCCGTCAGGTTGCGGGCAATGTCCAGCGGATTGAGACCACGGCCCACGCCATCAGTCAACACGCGCGCCATATCTCGCTTAACGTCAGCAGTCAGCCCCTTCATTTCCTCAAATACACGCGCATGCACCAGCGCCATACGTTGCTGATATGGGTCGCTTGCGAGGATGGACGCTAACGACTCACGACCAGCGGCGTACACCGGCGACTGCTGGCTGAGGTTGTAGAACGACTGCCCGGTCCCTTTCTCCGACGCCAGATCGATGTATTCGTAAAACCACAGGTCGTAATCGCCACCTTCAAGCAGCACCTGATCCACCAGGTAACTGGCATCGTTCAGGATGATGGAGAGTAGCGTCGGGTTTAGCTGGTATTCGTATCTGGCGTTTATTGCGAGGGAGGAAGGTATTTTGTCTAGTGCTGATTTGTACGCTTTGCCAATCTTATTCATCCGCCTGGCGAAGTCTTTCATTGCCCGGCGTTCCAGCGCATCGGCCCCGGTCGGATCCTGATAGTTACGCGGCAGAATCGGTGGCTTCGTCTTCTTCGTCGCCATCCTCTTCTCCTAACGGGAATTCATCGACGTTTTCATAACCGGCTGCCGTGCGAATTTCTTCACGGCTGAATGCCGGATTCTCTCCGCTGCCCTGGAACGTCTGGTTAATCTCTGCCATGGTTTTGGCATTTGCGAGCTTCTCAGTTCCAGTCTGCTCGTTGAGGTCATCCCAGATAACCGTCTTCTCGCTGACAGCATCAATGATTTTCAGGTCGATGAGCTTGTCACTGAAGTCTTCAATTTCGAATGACAGGTCACCGCGGCGTGACTGGCAGCGAGCATTCATATACTTCTGATCTTCAGTGCTCGCCCTTTCGCCAGTTTGCATCCCCACCAGAATTTTCACCGGCTCATCGACAGAAGCAGCAAAGGTTTGCAGGTTGACGTTATAGGTTGGGTCAGGATCTGAAACTGCCGACACCATCGACGTTACTTGGGCACCCTGAGTAATCAGAAGCACGTCATTACCGATGTTTAACTCTCTGGCAGCATCGTTATATCTCTCCTGAAGCTCATCAACAGATACGCCGTACAAAGAAGCAAGGTTGTTGAAATCAACGTCTTTGTCGAAATTAATGCTCTGCTTATTAGCGGCGTTCTTCAGGAATGCCTCACCTGAACCACCTTCAACCTTCTCCAGGCTGACGCAGGCGTTATAGCCAGGCTCAAGGAAACCAATGGCATCATTCGAGTAGTCACCCAGGATAAAGACGCGATCGGGATGCACGAATCGCTGATTGGTCCCTCCGTTTGGCAGACTCTCAACGTATTTCCACTGCTTTGGCTGACCGTAGTCTGCCGAATTCTCGTCAGTTACCCATTGACTGACAGTTAACGAACCGGCCCATGCGATCGTAACCTTTTTTAGTGACTTCCCACGAACAACGGGCTGGTCCCACTTTCTGGAGTCATTGATGTGCAGCAGGATGCCAGCATAGCGACCGACTAAACGGCGGCGGTCTGCTTCAGCAAAAGCGCGCCAGAGTCGCTTAGTGAAAACCTTTTTGGCGCTCTTCTCCCAAGGGGTTTCATCCTTGCTCTCGTCGGCGTCGTCACCCTCGATGATTTCCGGGTTCGTCTGCCAGCACTTGCCCACCAGCTTCTCAACTGCGCCGTGGGCTATGCCACCGCGTCGGTACAGGGCGTAAAGGTTTTCGTAGGTGACCCGCTCAGGGAAGCCATACTCGCACCATGCGGAATGCCGCTTATTGTCCAGCCCCATCGTCGGCGCCATCAGCCCCATACGGGCGCGCGCCATCCGCGCATCGTTCAACGCATGGTTGACGGCGAGAGTTAATTTGTCAGTCATGGTTTGTCCGTTTGGTTATCGAAGGCGTTTCGGAATCATCATCCCGGCCATCTGGCCTTTACGCTTAATGTGTCCGTCGAGGCTGTAGCGAATACCGTCCCAGCAGTGTTCGTAACCCTCTGCCAGTTTAGGCAATACCTCGCCGGTGATGCGGTCCGTTTTGTAGGACCACATGCGGGCCTCTCTCGCCACGTTCTTGCAGCGAGGATGGATAATGATTTCGTCAAAGCCGCGAAGATGCGCGATACCGTCCTCAACACTCCCCTGCCATTTCTCGGCAGCCGAGATGTTGAAGCCCTGGCGCTTGAGATAGCTGATAGTCTCGGGTCGGGCGGAGTCGGCCTTGATGGGCCAGTCACGCGATCCGGGAATTGTGTCATACAGCTCTGGCATGTGGTCGAGCTCTGTCTGCTGACCGTATGCCTCGTATTCGATGTACAGCCGGTTGTGCAGGATGAACGAACGCACCAAGGTGTTAGGGTCTTTGGCGAAACCGAAGTCAGCACCGAAGAACAGGCGCTCAGCTTCTTTCCAGAGGTTTTCCGAGAACTCAGCAATCCGGTATTTTCCGGCCAGCACCTGCTTATCGGAGTTTTCTAGGTAAGCGCCTTCCCACACCCATGCGTATGTCGCCGGGTCGAGGCGTCGCTGATCGTTCTGTCTCTCACCTTCAAGCACGTCAGGAAACCACGGGTTATCCGTGTAGTTCATCTCAACAGTGATGCAGTCGTCGCCAGCTTCTTTGCGGAAACGCTTATCCGTTGCGCTTCCGTCTCGTTCCGGGTTCCACGTCACCCAAATCTCTGAACCTTCCTCACGAACGGTCGGGCTCAGCTTCTGCCAGGCTATTTCGCTGACTGATTCAGCCTCATCTACCCAGCAAAGCAGGATGCGCGCTTTCGACTTGATGCTGTCGAGGTTATGCCGCAGACCGCAGAATACGTAGTTAACGCTCTTGTCGATGGTGCGGATGTACTTCTCGCCGATATCAAAGTTGGCGGCCAGCCAGGGAACAGACAGGATCGCCTGTTTCACCTCCTGCATGCTCGACTCTTCCAGCGAGTTCATGAACTCACGCGCGCAGAGCACTACGCCGCTTTCACCGTTCATCATCGACTGGTAAGCCTTTACCGCAGTCATTAGTGCGAAGGTGCGCGTCTTGGCGCTACCACGTCCACCGTGCGAGCATCGATAACGCTTATTCACCGCAGTGAACAGCGGCGCAAGCTTGGCGGGGATCGGCAGTTGAACGGCTTCACTCATGATTTCGGCTCAACGGGGAGCAGTTGGATGACAGTCGGCTTCGGAGTCATGGTTCCGTCTGATGATTTGTGGTCGATTTCCTGGCTGACTTTGTCGCCGTACTTTTTCGGGTTCATCCGGGCCAGGGCCCATTTTCGCGTGTCGATGCGAAGACGTGCTTTAGCTACTGCGGCAGCCTCTTCATTCACACCGTCAGCAATATCGAACATATCTTCGAAAATAGCATCAGCGCGTGTCTCAGTGGCTTTCGCGTATTGGTCGCGAAACTCTGCATGTTGTGCCAACCAGCGGAACACCGTCGCCTTGTTAGGCATCCCGGGTCGATCACAAACTTTGCGCAGGCTTTCCCCATCGGCAAGCAGTGAACATATGTCAGCAGCCACCTCTGGTAGATAATCAGAAGGGCGGCCAGTCTTTGGTTTGGTCGCCATAGTTTCGTTACTCCGTTGTTTGCTCTGCCTGACTCTTGGCCTTCAGGTAATCCCGGGTAATGTCGACCAGCAGGATCCGAAGCGCCTCATCTTCAGAGATGCGCGGGCTAAGCCCATTAGTGCGGCGCAGTAACTCGCTGGCTACAGCCTTAGCCTCTTCGCCCGCCGCTGAAACATCCAGACTCATGGTGAAAGGGATAAATGCGCTCGTCACGATGCTGGATCCTCAGTTTCTGCCGGTGATTCCTCTACCGGTACAGGCGTGAACTTCACACGCTTCACATCGGCAGGAGTGAAATACAACCACTCGCCCGTTTCCGTAGCCAGCGGAACAAATCCATTCACCAGCTCAGGCTGACGTCGTGACATCTTGCCCGTGAAGGTTTCACCTGTTTGGGTGGTTAACGTGATTTGGTAGATGTCGGACATGATTACCTCTTTGCCTTGTCGCAGCTGTTGCCCTGCTTCTCAGAAGTGCTTAGCCACTTACGGCTTACCCGTCAGCAAGATGTGATCACCATCCTTGCGGGGTTACACAGATCATTATCGAAGCCCCTCAGTGAAGAGCTTCTGTAATGACGCGATCAGCCAATAAGTAATTCCGGCTGCGTTACCTGCATGATGTGCTCATGTTCGAGCTCAAGGACGCGCTTCTCTTTCTTCCTCTCGTTCATTAACCGGCTGCCGATCGTGCCTTTCAGCTTTGAGCGCGTTTCTTTAATGGCGTAGCGGTGCTGCATTTCTTCACCCATCGCCATGCGTCGGTTTAGCTGCTCGGCCATCCAGTTAAAGGCATTGATGTAACACTCCTTTACTGCGGCAGCTGTTTTGCCAGTGAACCCCATCACGAGCATCATGCATCCGTCGCGGGTGATGTTATACATAGGCTGAACATCGCCATTTTTATCAATGAAATCAATGGGCGCAAAATTGCGCTGGGTGAAGTCATCGGAGCATTTCAGGTTACGTATGGCACGCAAAACGTCTTTGTGTCGCTTGCCAAAGTAATCCGCCACCTTGAGTGATGTGGTGATTATCTTGTTGTCGAGGGTCGTGACCATTTCGCGGAAGTCGAAGGCCGGAATAACTGACGGATTATTCATAGCGTTTACCTTTCTTTGAGATGAACCTTTGCCGCATAGGAAATCAGCCCGTCGAGGCTCGCCAGCACTAACTGACTTCCTCAAAGGCTCATTTCAAAGGGTTTGGTTCGACGTGGTTTGAATGCGCTGCGGTGCGCGGTGAAATGCGGATACAAAAAAGCCCCGCTAATACGAGGCTCTGTGATTCTGCTACGGTTAAAGTCCAGAGGAGAGACTGTGTCAGAACCTCAGGGATGAGACTCTATTTCCCCTTGGTCTGCTTATCCCATTCCTCACGGAACTTGGATGGGTTGTCGAAACCTTCACTGCACTGGTTGGTTTTCATCATTTCGCCCTTTCTCAATTTTGCGAATTGCTGCCCGGTCGATGTTGCACTGACCGACGATCCCGTAAAGTGTCGCGTTCATCGAAACACTGTCACCGTATGAGGGATTGTCCGGCAGATCAGGCACCTCAATTCGCGACGTCAGATCCGCCGGAAGGTTCAGGTCCGGCTGCTTTATCACCCGGTATTCCACGGGCGGCTTCTGCTGCTGCGCGCAACCGCTCAACAGCGGCATCAGGAACAGGAGCAGCAGCGCACTTATCTGCCGACAGGTAGCGCTTAATCTCGCTCTGGAGCATTCGGTTCTGCTTGGCCGACTCAGCCCGTTGTTCTGCGACTTCAGACATGACCACGTTTTGCCTGTTAACGGCGCCAGCAAGTTCTTTAACGCTCCCCGCCAGATCGTCATTTTTAGCCCTCAGGTCGTTGATCTGCACATCCTTGCTGTCGTTAAGCTGTGTCAGCCTGTCGTTCGTCGCCGTTAACTGATGATTGCGGGCATTTAGCCCCCACAGGCAGATAGCGACAAGGATGATGAACGCGCAAGGAATGAGAATGTGCGCATTATTTTTGAAAATGCGGAATAAACTGATTAACCCGAACATAAAACCCCCTTAGCTTTAGTCAAGCGGGCTTTCCTGTCCTCCAGTCCGTTGTTACCACCGTTGATGATTCTGGTGATGCGGCTAACATCATCTGAGTCAGCGATAGCGTTAAGTCCGTGATTGCTCCACCAGGCAGCTGCGGATTCAGCAGCATATTGAGGCTGAGTGAGTAGTTCCGGGCTCTTCACGATATCAACGCCAAGCTGCTTCACCAGCGCGGCGTAATTCGCTTTCCCCGTCACCTGAATCAGGCCGCGCCCGCGGTAACGATATCCATCACCACTGTTGCGATCGCCGTTCCCGTTCCGGTTGGCGTAGATGATGCTGCCAATCATTTTCTGGTCGGCCGGATGAGCATTCTGGCCGGAATCAACACGACCATATCTGAAAGCATCTTCCTGGCTGATTCGATTGCCGAACATCGCCAGCAATGCGCCGTAGCGGTAATTAAGGCTCTCTTCCACATGCGCGAAGCCAGATGATTCATGGCCTACCTGTGCAAGGAAGTGAGCCTGCCTTAACGGCGTGCTTATGTCGTATTTCTGCATTGCCGCCAGCACGAATGTAAACCACTTTCCGGCCAGCGCCGAACTTACGCCTGTTGCTTGCTGGAATTTACTGAGGGTCAGCATTTGCTTTGTCTCCCGGTTCATTCAGGCCAAGTCGACGGCGCGCATAGGCAAAAAGCGAATCCACCCCCACATACCCGACGCCAGCCGAGATAGGCCAGCAAAGCTCAGGAGGGAAATTCCAGTTGAAGATTGCCCATATAGCCGTGAGTGTCGGCTGAGCGAAGAAGCAAAGGATCCCGCACATCGTTGCGCCGGCGATCCGGTCTTTCCACTTTGATTTCGCGCCGCGCGAGGTAGCGAGTATCGACATGACAAAAGCCAGTACCGAATAGCCAGCTTCGTTTTTGTGGTTTACAAGCCACGCAAGCATCACCGCCCAGGTATCTGGTCTGTCTTGCATAGTGGTTTTCTTCATGTTCGCACCTGCTTGGTGCTGGTTGATTAGGTCAGGCCCTCGGGACGATTTAACAACAAGGCATGTCGAGGATGGTTCCCGGAGCCTGAAAATAAAAAAGCCAGCGACAGGCTGGCAATGTGAGGGTAAGGCAATGTCGGCTCTCTGGCCGAAGGGTCCCAGGTAGTGGGTTCTGTGTGTGGCGATCGGACTCGAACCGATACTCAGGTTCAGCATTAGCATCATGCCTGCCCTGCCGGATAACCGGTTGATGCGTTACTCTACCCATTCAACCCGCAAGCGGGAATTGAGTTACACCACAACGGAAAGCGCACTGGCTTGGCTCGACATCAGAGGGTGGAACAGCCCTGAAATGTCCAATGCTCTTACCTGTTGTGCAGATACGAAAAAGCCCAAGGCGTTAACCTCGGGCTTGAATTCTTTGTGTCGACAATCAAAGCTATGGCGACGATATCAGATTTACATGAAATGTATGCTATTTAATTGACTTTTGCAATACCCTGCTGCGAAAAAGTCGACTTTTGTTGTGATCGTGTTCTCACAGTGCAAAGAAGAGAATCGCTATCAAGCCGCTTAAAGATGGTGCACATGGCCCGCCAGTAGTCGGAGTAGTTATGGCACCAGTTATCAGGTTTTACGCCACACAGCGCCGCCAAGTCCTGGTGCTGATACACCTCCTTACCCGCTAGCTCCGCTTTGACGTCCTGCGCCGCCAGCCATATCAGTTTCTTCAGGCGCTCCATCGTCTTGCCGGCCACTTTCTTCGCGCCGAGCTGCTCCTGGAACTCTGCCCATGCCCGCTGGGTGATCGCCACCTGGTACTCAAAGCGGATATTTTCGCTGTAGTTCCACAGCAGCCAAGCTTTCTGGTGGTCATCCAGCGACAGGACAGCGCGGCGCCACGATGCGGTGCCATACTCTACCGGGCTGACCAGCGCGATTGACGATCCCTTGGCGCGGGACTGACTGCCACTCATCGGCGGCCCATCCGGGTTGACCATGCGCTGCTTATCCTTGTCGAATACCTTTTTCCGGCCCCGGCTGCGCGCCGTCGCGGTGAATTGCGCGTTCTCGGCGAAAGCAACCAGCTGCCCTTTCGTCGCTCCGCTCAGATCTGCGGTCGCCACAATGAGCTGCTGACGTACGTATTCCAGTTGCTGACTGTTCATGCGGCTTCCTTATGTTGCTGGTTGGTTTTGTTCTGGCTGTGCTTTGCTACTGGTGGCAGATTGGCGCGCTTAACGCTTTCTGCCTGGTACTTTTCGAAATCAGCTCTGGTCATGATTCCACCACTCCCGTGCTGACTTTCTGTATTCAGGGTTCTCTGTCTGACAGATAATTTCCGCTCGATCGCCGCTTATCAGCTCGCGAGCTTTCGCATACAGCCTTTCTCTTTTCGAAAGCTGTGTCGTTTCATACCAGGTGCTGGCAACGAACTTTCTCGCTTCAACTGGAGTGAATGTCTTCACGCTGCCTCCCGCTGTTTCAGTGCTTTGAGCTTGGCGCGGTACTCATCGCGGATCCGGATGAAGTCTTCCCGGCGGTAGTTGGTCATTTCGTGGGGGCCATTGAGCCAGTCGACGTAATCCTGCCCGTAACGAGCGACCAGGCCAGCTTCGTATTGCTGCGCTACGGTCGCCTCCTTGGCGGTGTACTTGCCCGCTCCGGCATTGCATGACTTGCACTGCTTATGGGCATTGCGCTCTTCAAAGCGCAATTCAGGGTTAGCGCCTACAGTCTTGAAGTGGCCGCAGTCCCACTGGCCGCCATGGAGATCGGGTGGGTTGGTCTCGCCGCAGCTAATGCATGGCAAATGAGCATCACGCGAACGGATGTAGGCGTTGAATGCCTGCTGAGCCTGCGCCTTGTAGTACCCGGCAGGTCGTAGCTCTGCCAGGCGTTCCTTGCGGCGTTTTCGCCCGGCCTTCTCTGCCTCTTTCTGCTCCTTGATGCGCTTAGCGGCGGCTTTCACCTTCTCCTTCTCGCGTTCTTCCATTGCGAGGATTGCGCCGTGTTCCGGGCTGCACCAGCGGATCCGGATGTCGTGGAATTTCGGCACGAAGTATTCACCGCATACTTTGCACTTACGGCGGGATGGTTTACGCATGGTTCCTCCTCGCCGCGAGACGCAGCCATTTCTGATCCACCAGGCGGGCGGTATAGCCTTTCAAGGTCGGGATGTCGGCCGGATTAACCGCGGCCTTACGCTTGCGGCGCGCCGGAACGCGGAAGATTTCGTTTGTGATGACGCGGGAAAGTGGAGTAGACATCAGGCCTCCTGCTTATCGCGCAGCTGCTGGTACTCGCAACTCTGCGGGATGGTAAGGTGGCAGCCGATATTCATCGCCCAGGCTTCGACTTTACACAGAAAGATGTACATCTCGCCGGTTTCCAACTCGGACGTATGGCGGAGGGATTGCACGGCGGTGACCTCGCCGGACACGACATCTACCCGGTCTTTGCTTTCATATCCGAGATAGGTGTGCTTCATCGCATCTTTTACCCACTCAGGCGTGGCGAAGGTCTTGCCGCGGGCGATGAGGTAGTCGCTGATTTCCGTGTACCACATGTGGCTGAGCGCGTTCTGCGACAGGCTGCGCTTCTCGCGCCATGGCTTAACCTGAAGGCGGAAGCACTGGCCGGCATCCAGTAACGGCTGAATCTGCTGGCCGATGGCTGCAAAGTTACCACGATGGAGTTTGATGCCGTCTACTGGCAGAGTCATACAGCCTCCTTAACGGAAACCGCAGAATGCAGAAAATCGCAGGTGCATTTCTGCATCTGTGACAAGGTGAGGAGTTCAGATTGTGGTCGCATTTAAGTCCCCTTAAATGCGCAGAAGTCACCGCCGGGTGTTCAGGCCTGCGGTGACTTAATTATGGCGGGTTGATTATGGAAAATCAAAGTCTCTTTTGTTGTTGTGAGGCGTTGATTGTGTCAACCACATGGAAAACATCTTCTTTAACATTCCAATAATCCCCACCAGTAACCTTTATGCAGGTATTTCCACTAAGGGCAGTTATCAGGATAATGTGGTCAGAGTTTATGAACACTGGGTTATTATTTAAATCAGTAAGTTGAATAATCATATTTCCCTCTCAAATGTGAATCTATTTTATACCATCATCCTGAGATTAATGGCCACAATGGCTGGTAAGCATGTCAAAATGCATTCAATTCGAATGAGTTAAGGATGCCTCACCTCGAATGCCGCTTCAGGAACGGTATCAGCAATCCAACCGGAGCACTTCCTGCAACGAAAAACAGTTACACCATCCTGCGAATAAACAAACTGACCTATCACCTCAGGCTCCTGGTTTTCGTCAGGATAAAACGGACGCTTTCTGTCTGTACGGCCGCATGACCGTGCATCGGCGTTTAACTCGATGTTGATTGGCTCGCCACAACTGCATTTCCCCTGGATGATGTCCATCACGCCTCCTGCTGCGGTGCTGCAATTAGCTCAGGCATAAATCCATCTTGCTTAAGGCTATCAATGTAAGCCGCAGTTCTCCTGCGCTCGCCAGCACATGTCAGCGTTTCTGGGTTGTAAAACCACACCTTCATTCGGCTATTCCATGCAGAAATTGCTTCAGATTTGGTGCGTTTCTCTGGTCCTTGAGCGCCACATCTGCATGAAACGTAGCGCTTCTTTCCAAGAAAACTGAATGAATATCCAATGCTAAGCGCTGTAGATTCACAAAAAGGACATAGTAATGGAATCATAAATCCTCCTGCTGCGGTGCCGCTGCGATAATCTCACCCTGGTAGCCGATTGCTATGCTTTGGCCGTCCTCAGTGACAGCAACTGGGCACCCGACAAGCCAGTCGCTATGGTCAGTCAGTTCACACGTTTTTTCTTCTCCGCTATTAAGTCTCACGGTGACGCTGGTACCTATAACCAGATTGTGTGGATTTAGGTGCTTAGGCATCTTCAAACCTCCTTTCGAGGGGCGGATGGTAACTTAGGCATTTCCATCCAATGCGATACGGATTCCAGCTCCCTGAGCCTTGTTTCATCGCCCCAAACGAACGCGCCTTCCTGATGGTCATACCATACACACTGGTCAACGCCATAATCAGGATGAAATATGTAAACAGGTTTACGCACCTCTGGCATCCGCTCACTGCAAGCCACCCAACCATCTGGCAACTTGTTAGCCGTCGTTACAGGTTCGGCACCCTGAAGCATGGCGGCGCGGCAGTCATCTTCGCACTCACCAAAAATTGCCGACTCCAGAACATCGATAGCCTGTGACGGTGAGTATGCGTATTTATCGAATGACGGGCCCTTGATTCGCTGTGCGAGCTTGAACAGCCGCTTCTCCTGCGCGTGATAAAGCTCACTCAGGTGCTGATAGCGTTCATCAGGCACAGATACCGGCGCTGGCGGGGATGTGAATAGCGGGAATGCTCCATTTATGTTAGGACTGCACTGGTCAATCAGGTCTTCGTCATCCGCGTCAAATCTTCCGAAGTAGCCAACAGGCTCCGCTTCGAGCGATGCCAGCGCGATACGCGCCAGCTCCATTTGCTCGCCGCGGGTTAAGCCACCTTTGAGAGGGTTATTGAGTATTTCTTCAATGCGTTCTCTGGTAATAGTGCTCATGGTTTATTCCTTTTCCAACTGCTGACGGTTAGATCGACACACCAGCGCCCAAAAATTCATTTCGCAAATCAGCGCTGCGGTAGTTTCTGACCGGCGGCGAAATCCCAATTTATTAGACTTCCCAACAGAGCGTTTACGCTGGCGCATTACCTTTCTCGTGTGCGCAGCCTGCACTTCCTGCTGTCGCTGCTTGGATGCGTAAACGCCCTTAGGTGGTATCTTTCGTGCTTGTTTTTGATAAGCGGTTAACAGGTCATGTACGTCTGTAAATTTAGCCATGCTCACTCTCCTTTAGCGATGCCAGCGGAACCCAATGCCGCGTCAACTTCATCACGCATGTAAATTCCAATTTTCTCTCCCGCAATGGTGATGTGACTCGGCCTTAGCTCTCGCAATGCGCCAGTAATGCACTCCAGTTCTGACGCACGCTTCTCTGCTGCCTCCGCGCGCTTCTCTGCAGCAATTCGATGCTCAAGCCCTTGCCCCTGGCAAATATCAATCAGGCGCTGTTTCTCAATAAGTTCTGCGTTGAGTTTGTCTTTGGCTTCCAGTTCATCCAGCAGCGCTAGCGCTAACTTTCGCAGGTGGGCATTGCTACCGATCGCCGGGTTCGATAACTCTTCACGTAATGCGCGTTTGTCGATGTTGCTCATTGGGCGGCCTCCTGGCGAAGCTTGGCGGCGAATTCGTCAGCGTTTTCACCCGAGACCCACCAGGAATCCCTGGTTTCTGAAGAGTGGGCACGCTTCGACTCTTCTTTGCACTTTGAAGCAAACATAGCCACACCCTGCGCCTGAATCCTTTTCAATACCGCATCAGTTTCCGGAGTGAGCAGGTTTAAAGACTCGTCAACAGCAGTAGCAAGAGCACCATCAGTACCGGTTTCAAATACCTCTGCTACCTCTTCGATGCTCTGTTTCAGGCAGGCATTCTCCGCAGCCATCTGTGCCAGCTTCAGCTCAAGATTATCGATTGTGATATCAGTCTGTCGGCCGTAGCGCTCTGACTCGATGAGGCGCTGCTCGAGTTCAGAGAATTTGCGAACCAGATACTCCGCATTGGTCTCGTTAACCTTCATGTCCCTTGGCAAGCACTTGCCACGCAGAAAACCTTCCATCTCGAATAATTTCATACCCCTACTCTCCCCCAAACCATCAATACCCGCTTCATCGCCGGACTGTTCCGGCACTCCTGGCAGATCACGTTCACCGACTCAGCACGGCGGCCGGATTTCTTTTTTGCCTGCGACAGCGAATAAACACGGTGACCTTTCGGGCCTTCAAACTTCAACTCACCTGTGTTGACCATCACCGATATAACGCTGGATATGCTCCGGTAAGTTGCCCCCATGGCATCAGCGATTTGTGTAGCACCAAGCTTGCTGCCATCGCTCAGTACGGCCACGATCCGCGCCGGGTAGCTGCTATCGCTTACTCTTCTCGCTTTGGCACTGCTGAATGCGCCTTTCATTGCCCGGTTCTTCAGGTGATGAGCACCCTCGCCTTTACGCCACTCCTGATATTTCGCCTCACTGGTGAAGTAGCCGAAGCCAGCCATGCTGAAAATTAGGCCTAGTCCGCGCAGGGCAGAGATTTCCCGATCAAGTCCCTTGCCACTGATGCCAATTACCTCAATGAGGTCAGCACGCTTAACAGGCTGGTTAGACTCCACGTAATCAACGATGCGTTGTTTTAAGCTCTCCATCTCACACCATCCCATTCGACTTGTTGCGGTTGTACTTCGCCTGAAGCAGTTGGATCGGCGTGGGCCCATGCTCGGCAGCCGGTGCTGCAATTGCACGGCGTACCGGCGGTACTGGCTTACCCTCGGTGACGCGCTTCTCCCACATGTCCAGTAGGTCGCCCGCTTCGCGAGCAAGCTCACCATGCGTTAACTGGCGCTCGGTGCTGCGGTGGCGCAGTTCAACGCAGATGTGGTACATGACCGGCTGCGACCACGGGAATTGCTCACTGGAGGTGAATTCGAACGAACGGTTACGCCAGTCCCAGTATTCGGCGATCACCTGGTCGACGGTGATACCCAGCGCCCCGCCGCTCTGCTTGCACCAGGCGACGAACTGACCCGGGGAAGGCAGGAATGGTCGCTCCTGGCGTCGGGCAATACGCATACCGGCATCGACCTGAGCCATTGAGTGGATCCCGTTCTCCTGAAACGCCAGCAGCCACTGACGGCGGAATTCGTTCAGGTCGTCCTGAGTGCGGAAGTTCGCCATGCTGGCCGGAAACGCGGCGCGCAGCTCGTTGAACAGCCTGTTAAATACCTGCGCCACCTGCTCGACCGGTGCGCGCTCCTGGTACTGCTCTGGCAGGTTATGGGCCATGCGGTTCATCTGTTCGCGGTCATGGTTACGCATCTGCTCTGCAAGAGATTTCATCGAATCACCCCGTAGGCCCAGTCAGTGTTGTTGAAGTCCAGATCCGGCTTGGCGGCTGGCTTGCCGCGTACTGCCGCTTGCTTGTTCTGATAACTCAGTTTCTGGCTGGCAGTGATAAACCAATTTTTTGGCTTCTCATGAGTGAACTCGATATCCAGCTTCTGAAGCTCATAGTTCAGGTCTATCAGCGGGTACAGGCTTAACCATGCCTGGTAGTCCTTGTGGTTCAGCCGAACGATATGGCCCTCGAATGCGTACCGACTCGATATTTCATGAATATCTGCATTGGCCTCTTCACAAGACGCGTCAGCGGCTTGGGTGTTAACCAAGGAATCCGGATCAGGGATAGGGGAATCAGGAATCAGGTTAAGGGAATCAGTGGGACAAGAAGCGATTTCCATAACTTGTTCTTGGTTCATGCTTGAAGCAAGGATGACCTTACGTTGTTTCATGCATTCTTCATGGTTAACAATGTGATTAAATTTCAGTATGTTGCACTGCTTGCAAAGCACCTGAAGATTTTCAGCATTGCTGTTTCCGCCTTTTGAAACTGGCAAGATGTGGTCAATTTCGAGATCGTGCGTTGAGCCGCAGTAGTTACACTTTTCACCGTCTCGTTTCTTTATCGCGTCTCGAATGGTATTGCTCAGCGGCACATAGCCATCGCAAACTGTGTCTTTATGCTCAGGCGGCGCCGGAATTACAGATGCAATTTCTTTATGGTGAGGGTTCTGATGCTTGGACCAGTTGCAGATCTGGAAGTACTTATCACTCTCCACCTCATATCTGCGGATAAAGCCTTTGTCATGCAGCGTCTGCATCAGCTCGTTTATGTCGATACTATCGAACGGGAGGACTAGCACTTTGATCTTTTTAGGGCGATCTTCACCCCTACCCTCTCTATCAGCGATAGTCCACAGCCCGGCGAAAAGCAGGCGAGCAAATGGAGAGCATTCTGCCAGTTCATCATTAGTGAAAAAGCCTGGCTTAATGTTTCTTGAGCGAGCCATTAGGCATCCTCCAATTCGTAATCTGCAAAAAAACCAGAAGCCATTTTTAAGAATCTGGATTCAGTTACTGTGTAAGCCTTCCTGCCTTTCCTCTCCTTCCCTTCAGGCTCTATGAGATGGCAGGAGTAAATAATTCTTCTCTGCCAATTCCCTGGCATTTCCACGACAGCCAAAACCTCAAGAATTCGTTTTCCTTCAGCATTAGCCGTGTAAAAGCACTGATCACCATACCCACAGTCAGCGGGCTCATAATTTTTGTGGCAGCCGCCAATCCAACGCTCATCGGTATGCACGTTGCCGTCGTATGACTGATAATCTGTGCACGAATAGATAAATGGGTATGCGGTTTCGAACCTGTCACCAGCCCTTAGGTCGGTGTTTACTTGCTTTGTTTGTCCTGCCATACTTACTCCCGTTACTTGGCGTAACACAGTGTGATAAGGGCCTTTGAAGTTACCGCTTCAAGGGCTTTTTCTTTTCTGATGCCTCTCACATAACCCCCAGCATCGATGTGACCATAGCCATCAGCGGCGCGGTGAGGTCCGGGTCGACACGGAACATCTCTACAATCCCCTCACTCAGTTCCTTGAGCTTCTGGTGACGCGGAGCATTCATCGCAACGGCCACTTTCGCCTCGCTCGTTTCCTTCTCAAGGCGTGCTAACCGGGACATGAAACTGTCTTCTGGAAGAAGTCGATGGCGGTACTCCAGCGGCAGGACGGACATAATTGCCGGTGCCAGCTGTCGAATATTGTTCGCGGCGTATTCGGTGTCGCCATCGATCCAGCGGAACACCTTCTGCATCTGGCGGTGCGAGTCAGTCGGGATATCCAGCCCAGTTCCGCCGGCAGCCCGCCACTCTTCCACGATCAGCGCTGCGACAAATTCACGGCTGCGGCAATCAGCAGCCCAGGCGCGAACAGCTGCGCGGATCCCATCGATGTTTAACGCCTTGGAATCAGGTTCCCGGCGATTCTGGTAAATCATCGGTGCCACCGATAATTTGGTATTTTGTTGGTACGCAAGTGAATGCATTGCTTTCCCTTTCGTGGTTAAGGCCGCCGGTCAGGCGGCATTGTTGTCGGCCGGTGACGGGAACAGCGTCGGTAAGTCAGGGCGAATCTGGTATGCCTGAATCTCGCCTCCAGTTGCTTTTACGATGCTGTTCACATGCTCCGGAGAAACCTTTGCTTTGTTGTGTAGCCACTTGTAAACCGCCTGCTGCGACACTGCGCACGCTTCACCAAGGGCTTTTTGAGAGCCGACAATGGTGATAGCGGTTTTAATGGTTGGGTTCATAACAACCTCCGTAGTGAATATGAATGAAGAATAAAACTATGGTTGTATTTAGTCAACAACCATTTTCGTTTGATGGAATAAAACCATGGTTGTACATTGCGCGTATGAAAACGACACTCGCTGAAAGATTGAAAGAAGCCAGGACATTACGAGGCCTTACGCAAAAGGCTCTCGGGGATCTGGTTGGGGTGAGCCAGGCGGCTATCCAGAAGATTGAAACAGGAAAAGCCAACCAGACAACAAAGCTGGTTGAGCTTGCTAATGCGTTAAAGGTAAAGCCTGAATGGTTGAGTTCTGGTGAAGGCGCTATGCTTCTCACTGGGCAGGATGAAGCCATCCCACCGTCTGATCAGTGGGGTACCGTTGAGCCTTGGGATAATTCAACCCCATTACCTGATGACGAGGTAGAAGTGCCATTTCTAAAGGATATTGAGCTGGCCTGCGGCGATGGGACGTTCCCTCGCGAAGATTACAATGGCTATAAACTCCGCTTCTCAAAAGCGACTCTACGCCGAGTTAATGCCCACAGAGAAAGTGTTATCTGCTTCCCCGCACATGGGAATAGCATGGAGCCAGTTATTCCGGAAGGAACGACTGTCGCTATCAATATTAACGACAAAAAGATCGTAGACGGAAAGGTTTACGCCATCAGCCAGGATGGATGGAATCGCTTAAAAATACTTTACCGTGTGGGCCCGAACAGGCTGAGCATTCGCAGCTTTAATCATGTCGAACACCCAGACGAAGAAGCGGACCTTGATAGCGTCCAGATAATCGGAAGAATGTTTTGGACATCAACAATATGGTAGGGAAGCAACTATGAATAAATTCTTATGGGCAGTATTATTTCTGACACCTCTGGCGGCCAATGCGGAAGAGTCGGCTCTCGATCAGCTAAAGCAATCACCAGCTGCAATCTGTAAAGACCACGCACAGCCAGATCAGTGCAAGGTAGCAGTCCAGGCTACGATGCTGGCGGTTTATAACATCACTTCGCTTGATGCTGGATGCGAGAGTAGTTCTGACGAAGTTAAAGCCAAAATGAACAATGAGCTGAAAGCGCAGTGCGCGGCAGCCAAAGAGATCTCCGATTACCTGAAAAGCCAAAACAGATAAATACTCCCCACCCATGAAACCTCGCTCCGGCGGGGTTTTTTATTACCCAAACCCCACCACCAAATATTTCTTAAAAATAAATTCCTTTCAAATACAACCAAATAAAACCAATACAACCATTAATACAACTATTGTTGTTGACGATAAAACAACTATGGTTTTTAATGAGTCCATCGAAACGAAACATCGACAGCTGAGCGAAGTTAGCCAGCGGCGGACAGCAAGTCGCCTGCTTTTTAACAACATGCAGATTTACAGCGTCAATGACCTGTTTAGACCCTTACACGAGAAACGTGCTGTATCACCGGGTGCGATCCGGTCGGTGAGAGAGTATCCCCGCGCGAGAGCGAGAACGGCGTGAGAACGGGCAACACTGGCAGGGAGTTGGCGCTGACCAATACAGGGAATGTTTTGGGGTGTGGTGGGCAGCTGATTCGTGATGCTCGCGGATCAATCCGGTCCACGAATCCACCACACCGACCAAAGCATTTCTCCCGCATCAGCGGGTAACGACAGAGGGTAAGGCGATGGCAAAAGTTGTTCTGGTCTGGAATCCACAGAAGACAGAGTGTGTCGGTTTTTTAGAGCGAGAACCTGATGGTTCCACTTGGGATTGTGGATCAGATGGTGACGCGGAGCATGCAGCTGGCGGTATGAGATGGAATCCAGTTTCCACTCTCGCCGATAGCTTCAGGGAGCAATACGAAGACGTTGATGACGAATGTTTCATGCAGACCATTGAAGTTGATCAGTCATTAGCCGACGCGGTTGAAAGAGAAGAAGAAGATTAACCCGCTCCGGCGGGTTTTTTATCGGCCATACATAGGCAGATTTTCGAGTCTGCCCATTTATGACAACCGGCGGCCATCCACCGCCCATTGAAACACTGAATAAATGCGTTGAAGTCTTGTATTAACCGTTCGGCGGCGCGGCCTTAAGCGCGGAGATGATTATGACTATTATCGAATTGACCAAAAAGAAAATGGCAATTGAAGCCGAACTGGCTCAGTTGAAGGCGAAGTTTGTTGATGACACTTCACGCATCGGTAAAGAGCTGATTGCCGTGTCTGAAGGTATCAACCAGGCCAATAAAGGCCTAACGGTTGAGATGGTTCGGCATGGCATGACGATCATTAACTTCGGAGACCCGAAACAGAGCATGGAGCGCCGCGGGTGTGTTGAAGATGCGATTAACGACATTGCGTCGGGGTTCACCCGCCTGAGCGAGCGTTATTTTGGAACAAAAAACTACGCCCATTGGAGCGATCAGCGTGAAGACCATCGCTATGGATATGGACCTAAACACGGTTCTATCTGCTTCAAGATCGGCTTAACCGGCACCGCACTTAATAAGCTGGCAAGTGGCGGGTTGAGTGATTACGACGCTGAATGCGCTATCTACTGCCTGATGAACATTGACGCCATCAATGCGGCAAATGCCAAAGCCCGGGAGGCATCATGACAGTCACCCACAACGGCAAGCAGTACACAGCCAAAAAGCTCAACGATAACGAGTGGCAGCTGACGTCGGTATCGGCACCGCGCGACAAGCTGACACTGAACCGCTGGCAGATGCATATCGCTGGCCTCCTGGAACAGGTTGAGGTGAAGGTATGATTGGAATGCACTACGGCACCGCATCAGTGCCACGTAGCGAGGTTTTACCGGGCACAATGCTGCAACACCACGGCAAAACTTATCGCGCCTCTGCGAACGTTGAGAAAGGACTGTACGCCTTCAACATCTTCGAAAAAACCATCATCAAAAGTGATTCCGTCGTTGTGCTGCTGAATGAGCGCGGCGAGCCGATGGTTCACTGATACCAACCAACCTATTCAACCGATTGGCCTGGCATTAAGCGGGCGGCATCTGCACATCCAAATTTCAGGAGTTCAGCCATGAACGCATACCTCACTTACGACCGAATCGAAGATCGGCGCTGGGTTGAGCAGCAGCTCACCGACGAGAAGGAGAAGTGGATCGACGACAGGGCACATCAAATCATCGACATGATGCCGAAAGAGCCGTCCTGCCTCTTCCACTTCACGGTCCCGATTGACTCCAGCCCATACGAGGGACTTCGCAGCGATAAAGCTGGCGAGGCCTACAACGATTTCATTTCGGCAGTTGCTTACGCCCAGGCGGAATACGACTGGGAACACCGTACCGGCTGCCCGTTTTAATTTTTGAGGGGATTAACGATGGCAAACGAATTAACAATCACGGCGAGTGCGCTGGCGGAAAAAGGTATCGACGTCGCTACCTGGAGCGCGCTGAAGAACAGTATCTACCCTGGCGCCAAAGACGAATCGGTAATGATGGCGCTCGATTACTGCCGTGCCCGCCAGTTGGATCCGTTGCTGAAGCCTGTTCACCTCGTGCCGATGAGCGTCAAAGACTCAAGAACGGGTAAAAGCGAATGGCGTGACGTGGTAATGCCGGGCATCGGGCTTTACCGCATTCAGGCGGACCGCTCAGGTGATTATGCCGGTGCCCGCGAACCAGAGTTCGGTCCAGACACGACGCAGACGCTTTCTGGTGTCGAGGTAACCTTCCCTCAGTGGTGCAAATACACCGTCTACAAGCGCATGCCTAGCGGAGAGATCGTCGAGTTCAGCGCCAAAGAATACTGGATTGAAAACTACGCCACCGGCGGACGCGACACCACGGCGCCGAACGCGATGTGGAAAAAGCGCCCGTACGGCCAGCTGGCTAAATGCGCAGAAGCCCAGGCGTTGCGTAAGGCATGGCCTGAGATTGGACAGCAGCCTACCGCCGAAGAAATGGAAGGAAAATCACTGGATGTTGATATCCGTGACGTCACTCCCCGCAGCACAACAGAATCACTTCCACCAGCAGCAAGCGAAGAAACGCTCCAGGCGATCACCGATCTCTTAACAGCCCTGGATAAAGACTGGGAGAAAGACTTCCTCCCACTGTGCAGCGACATCTTCAAACGGCAAATTCTTGAGGCGCCAGAACTCACTGAAGAAGAGGCGCAGAAAGGGTTTGGCTTCCTTCAGAAAAGGGCTAAGGCGGCAGCATGACACCAGAAATTATCCTTGCCCGGACCGGTATTGACGTAACCACTATCCAGCAAGGCGACGAGGCGTGGCACCGGCTGCGCCTCGGCGTTATCACCGCCTCTGAAGTGCACAACGTCATATCCAAGCCACGATCGGGGAAGAAGTGGACAGATATGAAAATGTCCTACTTCCACACGCTGCTTGCCGAGGTATGCACCGGCGTCGCGCCAGAGGTTAACGCCAAGGCGCTGGCCTGGGGCAAGCAGTACGAAGAAGACGCCCGCACCCTCTTCGAGTTCACCACTGACGTGAAAGTCACGGAGTCTCCGATCTTGTTCCGTGACGAGAGCATGCGCACTGCGTGCTCCCCTGACGGCCTTTGCAGTAATGATTTCGGCCTCGAATTGAAATGCCCTTTCACCTCCCGCGACTTCATGAAATTCCGCCTTGGCGGTTTCGAAGCCATCAAGTCTGCGTACATGGCACAGGTGCAGTACAGCATGTGGGTGGCCGGGAAAGATGCCTGGTTTTTTGCCAACTACGACCCGCGCATGAAACGCGAAGGTATTCACCACGTCGTCGTTGAGCGGGATCCGCAATACATGACCGATTTCAATGAAATGGTGCCGGAGTTCATCGAGAAGATGGACGAAGCGCTGGCGGAAATCGGCTTCACGTTCGGGGAGCAGTGGAAATGAAACGCACCCCCTTTTACCGCAGGCCCCGGAGAACCGGGCAATTCTCCGGCCTCCGTGAGCGCGTTATCTGGATGATTCAGACGCGCGGCCGCCCGGTAACCGGCAGCGAAATAGCTGAAAAGTTTGGCGTAACGCTCATTGAGTTTAACCGGGTGGCCAACGGCATTACCCGCGGCTCCGGACAGATAGCGCAGATAGTTGAGTCGGAAAAATGGATCAATGAGGACGGAATCTGCGACCGGACATTTGACCTGGTAACGAAGCCAAAGGTCATCACGCCTCAAGGTAAATCGCGGCTGTTCACCCGGCGCGCCATAGAGCAATCGCAGGAAGGCAGACGGCTGGAGTGCATTGAACGTGCAGCACGCCGTCGCCGCCTGATTGCTCAGGGCCTCTACATCGACGAAATGGAGTCCATCCTATGACTCACGCTCACGACAACATCAAGGTAGGCACTCTGTGCCTTCCCTTCATTGGTAAAGGCTGGCTAATGCCATGGGGTGAAGTGGTCAGCAATCCATTAAAGGCGCAGCGGCTCGCTGAGGAATATCGGGAAAGGCAGGAGGCGGCATGACAGCGAAATACTCACTTCTGTATGTCGATCCGCCATGGTCTTACGGCAACACCATCAGCAACGGCGCCGCTGCCGACCACTACCCCACAATGAAGCTCATCGACATAAAGCGCCTGCCGGTTTGGGAACTGGCTGCCGAAAACGCGGTGCTGGCGATGTGGTACACCGGCACGCATAACCAAGAGGCCATCGAACTGGCTGAGGCCTGGGGATTTACCGTTCGCACGATGAAGGGCTTTACCTGGGTGAAGTTGAATCAGAACGCGGAGCTGCGCATCAACAAAGCGCTGGCCGAGGGTGAAATCACCGACTTTTACTACTTCCTCGATCTGCTTAACGCCGAGACGCGTATGAATGGAGGCAATCACACCAGGGCAAATACCGAAGACCTGTTGATTGCTACCCGCGGCGCCGGGCTGGAACGAAAGCACGCTGGGATTAAGCAGGTGGTATACAGCCCGCTCGGCGCACACAGCGAAAAGCCGTGGGAAGTTCGCCACCGGCTGGAGCTGCTTTACGGCGATGTGCCGCGCATTGAGCTGTTTAGCCGCAGCGCGGCGCCAGGCTGGCACCACTGGGGAAACGAATGTTCCTCCAGTATAACCCTGACCCCAGGAATGGTTGGTCCATCAGAACCGACACCGGAGGGTTATGAAACAGATTGCGCAATTTGGCCGGCAGAGGTCGAGATGGTTTTCAGTGCCGTTGAACATGACGGCGCCATTACTGAAAAAAACAAGCGGAAGCTCAAATTTCACATCAACCGCATGTGGTTAGAGAAAACACCCATTCCTCAAATAGTCGTGTCCGCGCGGTCGTTAATCGCAACAATGGAGAGAAGCTTGTGAAAGAAATCATCGTTGACAATTTTGCCGGTGGAGGCGGGGCAAGTACGGGCATTGAATTGGCGATTGGCCGCAGCGTGGACATTGCGATTAACCATGACCTGAATGCCGTTGCTATGCACACGACTAATCACCCGGACACTCTGCACTACTGCGAAAGTGTGTTTGATGTTGACCCGGCAACAGCGACCGCAGGTAAACCGGTTGGCCTAGCCTGGTTCAGCCCTGACTGCCGACACTTCTCAAAAGCGAAAGGCTCAAAACCGGTTGAGAAAGAGATTCGCGGGTTGGCATGGATCGTCATACGTTGGGCTCTGTCCGTTCGTCCGCGGGTCATGATGCTGGAGAACGTGGAGGAGTTCAAAACCTGGGGACCGCTGCTGGCCGGGGAAATGCGCCCTGACCCGGCTCGCGCTGGCGAAACATTCGAAGCTTTCTGCGGAATGCTCTCATGTGGCATCCCGGCATATCATCCGGCGCTGGCCGAGTGCTGCGAGTTCTTGGACATTCTGCCGGATAGCCAGCAAGCTCAGCAGTTGATTAATGGTCTGGGCTACAACGTCGATTACCGTGAGATGCGGGCGTGTGACTATGGCGCGCCGACCATTCGTAAGCGATTCTTCATGGTCATGCGCTGCGATGGCGTGCCAGTGAGGTGGCCGGCGGCTACGCACGGAGACCCGAAGTCGCCCGCGGTACAGGCGGGAAGCCTGGCGCCGTGGCGCACAGCTGCGGAGTGTATCGACTGGTCAATTAACGCACCGTCAATCTTTGGTCGGAAAAAACAGTTGGCTGAGAACACCCTAAAGCGCATCGCCAGAGGTATCCAACGCTTCGTTCTGGACAATCCGACGCCGTTCATCGTGAAGTGCAACCACACCACCACGAAGGGCAAATATGACTGTTTCCGTGGACAGTCGTTGGCTGATCCACTTCAGACCATCACCAAAACTCACGGATACGCGCTCGCCGTTCCGCACCTAACCAAGTTCAGAACCGGCGCTACCGGGCAGGAGGTTACCGAACCGTTACCGACTATCACCGCCGGCACGTCGAAACGACCAGGCGGCAATGGGCATGCATTGGGTATGGTCGAAGCTGCACTTACACCGTTTATTGCCAGACAGTTCGGCGCCAGCGTCGGTCATACGGTTGACGAGCCGAGCGCTACGGTAACCGCTGGGGGCGGAGGAAAATCGCAGCTGGTGACGCCGACACTGATCCAGATGGGATATGGCGAACGCCCAGGGCAGGCGCCGCGGGTTCTGCAACTGGAGAAACCGCTGGGGACGATTACCGCCGGTGGCGGAAAGTTCGCAATGGTCGCGGCGAATATGGTGAAACACTTCGGCGGGAATTACAACGGATCTGGCGTTTCTCTGGACGAGCCCATTCACACCGTGACCACTACCGATCACCACGCTCTTGTCACCTCCAGCATTATCAAAATGCGCGGTACCAATACCGGCCAGCCTACTGACACTCCACTGCAAACCGTGACCGCTGGCGGTCAGCATTTTGGTGAAGTTAAAACCACGCTGGCAAATGTGGGATACAACGAACACCGCGCGCAGCTTACGGCTGATTTCCTACGGGAATATTGTGGGGAGGATTGCACCGGGCTGGTTACTGTCGATGGCATCACTTACCGCATCGTAGATATCGGCATGCGCATGCTTCAGCCCCATGAGTTGTATCGGGCGCAGGGTTTCCCTGAGTGGTACATCATCGATAGGGACTACCGCGGCGTGAAGTATGCGAAGGATAAGCAGGTGGCACGCTGCGGTAATGCAGTTCCGCCGCCGTTCGCTGAAGCTCTGGTAAGGGCAAATTTGCCAGAAATGTGCGTGACAGGAGGATCGGAGGCAGCATGAAATCGTTCATCACCAGGTCGCTATCGCGGCCTTTTTTATTGCTGGCGTTCACCTTCAACCGAATTAACCGACAGTTCCGGGAGCATTGACCATGGATATCATCGACACCGCAGCAGAGATTGAAGAGCTTCAGCGTAACGCAGCCCTTTCCGCTCACCGCATCAACCGCAACGCAGTATCAGCTGAGCGTTGTGAAGAATGCGACGAACCAATTCCCGAGCCGCGGCGCGCTGCCGTTCCCGGCTGCCAGACGTGCGCGGATTGCCAATTTATTTTAGAAAAGAGAAGAAAATTGCAGGGAGGTTGATATGTCTGATTTGAGTCATGAGAGACTGCTGCAACTACTTGAATATGATGAATTCACAGGAGTGTTCATAAGGAAGGTTCGCACAAGCGCGAGTACTAAGAAAGGTGAGCGTGCTGGGTTCAATAATGGTGATGGATATCTACGCGTCATGGTTGATGGAAAGAGATATCTCCTTCATCGCTTAGCTTGGTTCTATGTCCATAAACGTTGGCCTAAGAACGTTATTGACCATATCAATGGAGATGGAAGCGATAACAGAATCGCAAATCTGCGTGAGGCAGATCCCGAACAGAACTCCAGAAATTCCAGGCTCAGGGTTGATAATAAATCTGGAGCCAAGGGTGCTAGTTATCACAAGCGAATAGGCATGTGGATTGCCACAGCAAGATTAAACGGCAAACAAGTGCATCTTGGCGCCTTCAAAACAAAAGAAGAAGCCATCTCCGTTTCAAACCAATTTCGAACTGATAATCACAAAGAATTTTGCAATCTAGGCTCAGCAGAAGACATTAAGAGAAACACACGCATAGCCACAATTGACGGGCTAATCGATGGGTATCTCAAAAAAACAGGCGGGAATTACAAAGGCCTTGGTGCCGCCATCGTCGACTATATCTCCCTTCTCAATAAGCTTGAATGACGCAACTGATAGCCAGTTATGAGCTGGCTATTGGGTGCGAAAGCACTGCAACGTCATCCCTTTTGCCCGGCCCCGCGTCGGGCTTCTTTTTGGGAGTTCACCATGCAAATAACTCTTCCGAAGTGGATTGGCTTTCTAATTATGCTGATTCTCCGCCCTGGCATTACTGCATCCTGCGCTGCATATCTGATGCTATATGCAGATGGCAGTTGGTATCACTTCCTATCTGGCGCACTGGCCTTCAAATCCTGCATCGAAACTCACGACATTTACAAAGAGGTCAGAGATGCAAGGTAATCCCGTTATCTGGCTCATCGCCGCACTTATGGTGCTGGGCGCTCTCATCTCATTTCTTCACGAACCGGAAGGTGTGCAATGGCTGCTTTTAATGTGGGCGCATTAGTCCAGAAGAAGACCGGCGGTATACATGGCGTGGTGGATAGCCAACTCGAACCGGAAGGCGATCATCCGAAAGCCTGGGTGCGTTGGGATGACGGCAGTTATTCAGTGCACGCGGAAAACGAATTACGCGCGGCCACGCCAGACCAGCCGCAGTTTTATAAAACGATGTCATAGGAGCGACTATGAGCGACAACATTCAACTGGTACCAAATAAATGGGTATCAGAAGATCTGCTGATTGCGTTAACCGGACTGACCAAGCACGCAATCAAGTCAGCGCGTGAAAAAAGCTGGCTTGAGGGGCGCGAGTATAAGCACTATTCCGGTGACCTTCAGCCTAAAGACAACTCCCCTATCCTCTACAACCGTCTTGAAGTCGATAACTGGGTTGAGAGGCAGCGACCGGCGATCCCGCGCCAGAAATCTGCTTAAATAGCCCTGCGTTTAACAACGAGGAAAAGGCATGTCTAAATATCCAACCGGGGTTGAGAATCACGGGGGCTCATTGCGCCTATGGTTCATGTACCAGGGTGAGCGGGTGCGCGAAAGTCTTGGCGTTCCCGATACCCCCAAAAACAGAAAGATAGCTGGAGAGTTGAGGACTTCGATTTGCTACGCCATCAGGACAGGCACATTCGACTATACCGCCCAGTTCCCAAATTCACCGCGAGCTCAGGTTAATGATGATCGCAAACTAAAGACGTCGGTTTCAGAACTGGCTTACAAATGGCTGGCCCTGAAGCAAACGGTTTTGGCGAAGAACACCCATATGCGGTATACGTCGTACGTGAAAATGTGCCTTCGCATTCTGGACGATGAGATGCCCATTTCAGCACTTACCCACGAGGATCTCATGTCTCTCAGGCATGAACTTCTAACTGGCTATCAGCTTATCGGTAAAACTCTTGAGCGCTCCCACAAAAAAGGGAGAACTGTACGAACTGTGAACGGCTATATGGCTGTGATGCTCGAGATGCTTAAGTTTGCGGAGCGCAACGGTTACACAAATGGCTCGGTCATATCTGATATTCGTCCACTCAGGAAATCAAAATCAGAGCCTGACCCGCTCACCAAAGAAGAGTTTATGCGCTTGCTTCATGCTACTAATCACCAGCAGATCAGCAATCTTTGGGTTCTGGCCGTAAGTACCGGCATGCGTCATGGTGAAATTTGTGCGTTAGCTTGGGAGGATGTAGATACCGTGAAATGGACCATCAAGGTCAACAGAAATCTGGCAATTTCTGATCACTTCACTCCACCCAAAACGGAAAGCGGCATAAGGACAATTAACCTCACCAAGCCAGCTATAGAGGCACTGAAAAGTCAGATGCAGTTTACCCGCATGAAAGAGCAGCACGAAATTGTTGTTCATCTGAGGGAGTACGGGAAGCAAAGAACAGACTTATGTACCTTTGTATTCAATCCGAATGTCTCGGCGCGTTATCCATCCAAAAGCATTTGCTACATACCCGGGTCGATAGCCTCATCATGGAATCACCTGTTAAAAAGAGCAGGTATCCGGCACAGGAAAGCATATGAATCGCGTCACACGTTCGCCTGCTGGGCATTAAGCGCTGGAGCGAACCCGAGTTTCATTGCTAACCAGATGGGACATACAAATGCTCAGATGGTTTTCAGCGTCTATGGAAAATGGATGTCTGAACAAAACGGAGACCAGGTAGCTCTGCTGAACACAAATTTTGAATTCAATGCCCCACAGATGCCCCACAATAAAGTGGCCGGAATATAA